AGAGTGTTAGGTGAGTTTCCTCAAGCTGATGATGACACAATCATACCTTATCACTTGGTTGAAAATGCGATACATCGTGATGTTGAGGGTGATGAAGACTTGCCGAGTGTGTGGGGTTTGGACGTTAGTAGGTTTGGTAATGACAAAACTGCGTTGTGTAAGCGGCAGGGTTCTATTGTGACTGAAATTAGGTCTTGGTCTGGGTTGGATTTAATGCAGACTGTTGGTCGTGTTGTGGCTGAATATGAGAGTTTGCTGCCTTCTAGGAGGCCTAGAGAGATACTTGTTGATAGTATTGGGCTTGGTTCTGGTGTTGTTGATAGATTGCGTGAGCTAGAGCTACCTGTTCGAGGTATTAATGTTGCAGAAGCCCCTAGTATGGGCGCAACATATTTAAATTTACGCTCTGAGTTGTGGTTTAAAACTAAGGGTTGGTTTGAGGATCGCGCCTGTAAGTTGCCGAAAGATGATCAGTTATTAGCAGAATTGACAGGTATTCGGTATAGCTTTACGTCTAGTGGTAAGATGAAGGCTGAGAGTAAAGATGAGATGCGTAAGCGTGGATTAGCGTCACCTGACTTAGCTGATGCACTTTGTTTGACTATGGCTAGTGATGCTGCAACTGCATTGTCTGGAGCATTTTCTAGCTGGCGAGGTGAGATAAAACGTAATTTGCGTGGGATTGCATAATGTGGTATGTGTTTAAAAAAATAAAGGAGCTTATTATGCCGATGGGTAAGGGTACTTATGGTTCTAAAGTTGGTAGACCGCCTAAGAAAAAGAAAAAAGCTAAGAAGTCCAAAAAGGGTAAGAAGTAATGCCACACGGACGCAAGCATGGTTTATATGAAAATATTAGGTTAAGGCGAAAATCTGGAAAGCCTATGCGTAAGAAGGGTGCAAAGGGCGCACCTTCTGATAAAGACTTTAAAAATGCAGCTAAGACAGCTAAGAAGCGTCCTAAGAAAAAGACGAAGAAGGGTAAGAAGTAATGGCTGAAGAGACTGACAGAGAAAGACATATGAGGCGAGTAGAGGAACACTATGCTTCTCTTGGTATGGATAATCCTCATAGGCAGCATTTTGCTATGCAGAAAAGCATGGCTAACCCCTCTTCTAGAAAGGGCGGTCTTGGCTCTAACAAGGGTGCAGCTAGGTATCAAAACACTTCTGCTGAAGATCGTGCGAAAGCTAACTCTGATGGTAGGTATGGTTATTTTGATGAGGTAAACAAGCGTTACGTTCCTGCTTTATTTGATGCTATGGATGGCGGTGGTTTTGATACTCGAGGTGATGAGTTTAAGGGCGGTATTTTTAGCGGTATGCTTAATGATTTAGGTGTAAAGCCATACGGTTCACAAATGGAGCGTGCTATGGTTAGCCCTGATACATCACCTGACGTGCAGGCTGTTTCTGGCACAATTCCAAGGCCAAGAGTAAGGCCAGAGCAATCAATGCAATTTGGCGATCAACCAGCAGGCTCAATGCCCAGCATGAGTTTTGGTCAGCAACCTGTTGGCTCTATGCCTGCTGCTAATATGCAATTTGGCGATCAGCCTGCTGGCTCTATGCCAAGTATGAGTTTTGGGCAACAACCAGTAAGATCATTGCCTAGCATGAGTTTTGGTCAGCAGCCTGCTGGCTCTATGCCTAGTATGAGTTTTGGTCAGCAACCAACAGGATCAATGCCAAGTATGAGTTTTGGGCAACAACCTGTTGGCTCTATGCCTAAAAGAGAAAAAAGGCAAATAGTTCCAAATCCTGACTATGCTGTTGGTGTTCAACAATTAATTGATTATCTTCAGAGCAATAAGGGCTTTATGGGTGTCGATAATGCTATAGATGATTATGAAACAATGATGCTTACTGGAAGGTATCCTCGTGGCTAGGGCTAAAGAAAAGGCCATACGTAAAACTACAAAAGGTAAGGGGCGCAACTATAGGACGGTAAAAGAAGGGGCTGGCATGACCGCAAAGGGTGTTGCGGCGCATAGAAGGAAAAACCCAAAGTCGAAATTAAAAACGGCTGTAACAAAAAAGAAGAATTTAACTGCAAAAGAAAAGGCTCGTAAGAAGTCTTTTTGCGCTAGGTCTAGAGGCTGGACAGGTGAACGTGGCAAAGCTGCTCGTAGAAGATGGAATTGTTAAATGGCGTTATCTACTTATGATGAACTAAAAGCTAGTATAGCTGACTTTTTGAACAGAGATGATTTAACGTCAGTCATACCAGATTTTATTAAACTTGCTGAAACTGGCATGAATAGAGAGGTTCGGCATTGGCGCATGGAAAAACGTGCCACGGCAGAGCTTAATACTCAATACACAGCTTTGCCTAGTGATTTTTTAGAGCCTATTCGTATGTCATTAAACACGGCTGATACGAATACTTTAGAAATGGTTAACGCTTTTCAAATATCTAATCTTAGGGCGCAAAACCTTAATACAAGTGGCAGGCCAGTAAACTTTGCTATTCTTGATGGTAGCATTGAGGTGTTTCCAACGCCTGATGCTTCTTATACTTTAGAAATGCTTTATTATGAAACTATTGATACGTTAAATGCACAAACAACTACAAACTGGGTTTTAGCTAATTTTCCAGATGCGTACCTTTACGGTTCTTTAGTTCATTCTGCTCCATACCTACAGGAAGATACTCGTGCAAACACATGGGCGGCATTGTATCAAAAGGCAATTAATGATATTAATTTAGAAAGTGAACGGTCAAAAACTAGCGGCTCTGGTCGCAGAATGAAGATAAGGAGTTACTAATGGCAAGTATAGCAGACAGGGTGCTTGATAACGGATTGACGGTTTTAGATACTGAGGCCAACAGATTTGATATTACAAGCCAAGAAGCAACAACATATGCACAGGCAACATCTACATATACTTTAGGAAACACAACCAGTATAAGTATTGGTGCGCCAGCGGATCGAACAGGTGGCGGTAGAAAAGTCACGCTTGCAGCTATCAGTGATGCTTCTGTGACAGGCACAGGAACGGCAACACATTTTGCAATAACAGATACGTCAAATTCAAGGCTGTTGGTAACAGGTGCGTTAAACGCTTCTCAGTCAGTAAACAGTGGCAACCAGTTTGATATATCTGCGTTAGATATAGGCATACCAGATCCGAGCTAGTAGATGGTAAAAGTAGCAGACAGAGTAAAGGTCACAACGACTACAACAGGCACAGGCACAATTACGCTTGGCTCTGCTGTAACTGGTTTCAGGACTTTTGCTGATGGCGGTATAAGTAATGGTGATAGTGTGCGTTACGTTATTGAAAGCGGTAATAACTACGAGATAGGCACTGGCACATATACGCATTCTGGCACAACTCTAAGCAGAACCTTAACATCTAGCTCAACTGGTTCTTTATTAAATCTTTCTGGTACATCAACGGTTTTTATTACACTGGCAGCGGCTGACTTTGATGAGCGTGCGGCAGTTCCAGTATCTATGGCGATTGCGTTAGGATAGAATATGGCAAACACGTTTAAAAGAAAACTAAGCAGGAATATCGGCACATCTGCAACGGCTATAGGCAGTTACACAGTGGCAGCTTCTACGCAAACAACTGTCATAGGGCTAACTTGTTCTAACAATACAGCTACAGCAATAACGGTAGATGTATCGCTAAATGACGGTTCTAATGATCATTTTATGGTTAAGACTGCAACGGTTCCTAGCGGTGGTTCTTTAGTTGTTGTTGGTGGTGATCAAAAGGTTGTTTTAGAGACAGGTGATAGCATAAAGGTTACATCAAGTGCGGCTAGTAGTTGCGATGCAATTATGAGTATATTGGAGATTACCTAGATGGGGAAGTCTAAAGATTTAGCTACTGGTGAAACACGGTTTGTAAACACTTCTGGCGATACTATGACAGGTGCATTAACTGTTAGTGGTTCTAATGGTGAACTACTTAACGTATCTTCTACTACTGGTAGCGAATTGGCTGTTTATGTCGATGGAAATGAGATAAGTTTTAGAGCAGATGCTGATAATAATAATAATGACAGTGTTATGACTTTTGACCTTGATGGGTCAGAAAAGATGAGAATAAATACTTCAGGCCATGTGACAAAACCTAATCAGCCTCACATGCTTGCTCAAGGTTTTAAAGAAAGATACGGTACTACTGATAGAGCTTTGTTTCATACAGTAACAACAAACACAGGTAATCACTGGAATAACACAAATGGTAAATTTACCTGTCCAGTAGGTGGCACTTATCTTGTTACTGCTTTTAGTGGTTTTACTGAAGCACAGAATTATATAGGCATGGGGATAGGGTATAACGGTTCTTCGTTATCGTATGGGTGGATGCATTCGGTTCTAAACCTTCACGCGCAATCATCTGTTACAGTTATGAAGAATGCTAATGCAAATGATTATTTTTACTATTATCTAAATTATGGCTACACGACACCCATTGATGCCACAGGGCATGAGCATCATTCTCACCTTTCAGTATACTTACTAGGTTAGGACACAGATATGGCATACATAGGACAGTCACTAACCGAAGGTACAAGAAGAGCTTACACTTTTGTAGCGACTTCTGGGCAAACCACGTTCAATGCCGTTTTTGGTGTGGGTGCAGTTGACGTATATCAGAATGGAATATTGCTACAGCCATCAGACTATAATTCAAGTTCTGGTTCTTCAGTGGTGCTTGGCGTTGGTGCAGCGGTTAACGATGAAATAACCATTATAGCGCACAATACATTTAGCGTTGCTGATACTGTTAGTTCTTC